ATCCGACAGTATACCTGCAAGGTTATCTGACGGAGAATTTGTCTTTACTGCAAAAGCTGCAAAAGAAATCGGAGCTGATACTTTGATGTCAGTAATGAAAGAAGCTGAAGCTAGAGCAGATGCAAGACAAGGAATGGCTAATGGCGGTATGCTACCAGAAGAAGTTAAACCTTCTCCTGTTTTTGGAACTAAACCAGATGAGTCTACTATACCTAATGAAATTAAAGAAGGTATGGTAGCTACTAATCCTTTAGACCCAAGACATAGATACTTCCAATAGCTTAAAAGTAACAAGGCTACCCTATTAGCGTAGGCACTTTGTTATTTATTTAAACCGAAAGGCGACCTTTTACAAGACAAGCCCTGCAAGTCGACATAGCAGCTACCTTGTTAAACGAAGCCCTGATTAGGAGGAAAGAATATGACTAAACAAGTCCAAAAAGAGGATAAGCCAAATCCTTATAACGCTAAAAAAGATTGGCACGACGAAGAAGTTAAATCTTTTGTATCATCAGAAAGTCTTTATTTTGAAGAACCTTCTGAAAGAAATAAACTTTTTAAAAGCAAAGATATCCATGATATTGAAGCTGAAGGAAGTGTAAACACAGAAGAGTTGGAAGTTAAAGAGGATAAACCTTATAAACGACCAAACTATAAAAAAAGATATGATGATTTAAAGAAACATTATGATGTTAAACTTAATGAGTTTAAACTTAGAGAAAAAGAGTTAATAAGCGAAGCTACTAAAAATAGAACTGAGTATAAAGCTCCTAAATCTGAAGAAGAACTTGAAAAGTTTAAAAAAGATTATCCTGATGTTTATGAAGTTGTAGAAACTGTTGCTCACTTACAAAGCGAGTCCAAAGCAAAAGTTCTTGAAGAACGCCTTGGTAAACTCCAACAAAGAGAACAAGAGTTAATACAAAAAGACGCAGAAAAAAGATTAAATCAAAGACATCCTGATTTTGCAGAAATTAGAGATAGCGATGATTTTCATAGTTGGGCAAAAGAACAGCCTGAGTCTATTCAAACTTGGATTTACTCAAACACTGACGATGCCGACTTAGCTTCTCGTGCTTTAGATTTATTTAAGCGAGATATGGGAATGGATGTTCCTAAAAAGACAAAGTCATCTTCTAGGACTAAATCTGCTGCTGATATGGTTTCAACTAAAACAACAAGTGTTGAACCAAAGCAAGATAAAATTTGGTCCGAAAGGGAGATTGCTGCTATGAGTATGGCAGAATTTGATAAGTACGAACAGGACATATCAGATGCTATGCAAGAGGGCAGAATCGTTAGATAAACTATTAATTAACTTATAAAGGAGAAGTATCATGGCTCAATATTTTGAACCAAGTCCGGATACTAATGCTAACTTTGGTAACTCTGTAAGTGGACAGGCTAATAGTTTCTTCCTACCTTCCGTTTATTCTAAAAAGGTTTTAAACTTCTTTAGGAAAGCCTCGGTAGTAGAAGCTATTACAAACACCGACTATGCCGGTGAGATATCTGCTTACGGAGACTCAGTTAAGATTATTAAAGAACCTGTTATCTCTGTGTCTGATTACACAAGAGGTAGCGATACAACTGCAACTAAGCTAACAGACGAAGAATTAACTCTTGTTGTTGATAGTGCTAAAGCTTTCAAATTCATCGTAGATGATATTGAGACTAATATGTCACACGTCAACTTCAAAGAAGTAGCTTCAAGTTCTGCTGCGTATGCTCTTAAAGATTCATACGATGCTGCTGTTATCGCAACTATGTTCTCTGGTATATCATCATCTTCACCTGACCATGTGTTAGGTAGTGACAACGCTACTGACCTAGCGGCTGGAACATTTGATGGTACTGGTAACTTAGATATAGGTTTTGGAACAAGTGAACATGACCCACTAGACGTTATGGCTAGAATGTCAAGACTTTTAGACGAACAAAATGTACCTGAAGAAGGTAGATGGTTTGTTGCAAGTCCTGATTTCTACGAAGTTCTGGGTCAAGCATCTTCTAAATTGTTGTCTGTAGACTTCAACGCAGGTCAAGGCTCAATTAGAAATGGCTTAGTATCAAGCGGTAAATTGCGTGGATTTGATATGTACAAGTCTAATAACATTGCAAGCACATCTAATGCTGCTGGTAAATGTATGGCTGGTCACATCTCAGCTGTTGCAACTGCAAATACAATTCTTTCAACTGAAGTGTTGAGAGACCCATCATCTTTTGGTGATATTGTTAGAGGACTTCATGTATACGGTGCGAAAGTACTAAGAAGTGAAGCTCTTGTAGGTGCATTCTACGGAATTGACTAAGACTAACTAGGGAGGCTCTTCGGAGCCTTCCATTTTTTTATAAATTTAAGGAGAAATAAAATGATGAAAAAAGGCGATTATAAAAATGATATGGGAAATAAAGCTGCTAAACGTGAAAAAATGATGGGTGGCGGAATGATGATGAGAAAAGAAATGGGTCACGGTGGCATGATGAGAAAAGAAATGGGTCACGGTGGACGTATGAAATATAATAAAGGTGGTTCAGCACAACCTATGTATGCTCATGGTGAATGTCCAAAAGCTTCAGCTAATTAAAAATGAAAGTATCAGCACCTAAAGGTTATCACTGGATGAAGTCCGGTAAATCTTACAAGCTTATGAAACATACTGGTAAATTTGTTCCACATAAAGGAGCAAGTTTAAAAGCAAACTTTGAAATACAAAAAAAACATAAAAAATAATGGCAACAACATATTTAGCTTTAAGCAATGAAATATTAAGAGAACTTAATGAGGTTGTTTTAACTTCAGCTTCATTTGCCTCTGCGACAGGCATTCAAGGTTTTGTAAAAGACGCACTAAATAAAGCGTTATTTGATGTCGCAAACGAAGAACCTCAATTACCTTTTTTTGCTGCTGCAGTTAGTGGAGGTACAGACCCTTTTTATGGGAATGTAACAGTAGCAACAGTAGCAGGAACAAGATGGTATACATTAAAATCTGATAGTTCAAGTATAACTACAGACTATTCATCAGTAGATTGGGATGATTTTTATTTAACAACAATAAATGTAAGTGGAGAGTCTTCTCCTTATGTTTCTAAAGGTTTAAAATTTTTAACTTTAGCTGACTGGAAAAGATATAATAGAGACAGTGAAAATTCAGACGACGCTGAAGGTTCAGATGCTTCTCATGGAGAACCTGCTTATGTTATTAAAAGTCCAGACCATAGAAAGTTCGGCTTAAGTCCAATACCAGATAAAGTTTATAATGTGCATTTTTATGCTTTTACTAAACCAACAGCTTTATCAGCACACGATGATACTATTCCTATGCCAGAGCAATACAGCAATGTATTAACTGCTAGAGCTAGATATTATGTACATCAATTTAAAAATAATTTACAACAAGCTGCTTTTGCTTTAGAAGAATATAAAAAAAATATAAGACACATGAAATCTAATTTAATAAATCCACAACCTAAAGACATGACAGACGACAGGAGATATTTCTAGTGTCAGTTGCTCAGCCTTTTGGTGTGCCAATGGAAGGCGGACTTAATAAGTCTACTAACTCATTAGCACTATTAAGAACTCCGGGTTTAGCAACAAAGCTAAGAAACTTTGAAGTATCTATAGAAGGCGGTTATAGAAGAATTAATGGTTATAGTCTTTTTGGTGGTGCAAGTGCTGCAAGACCAAATACTTCAAATGATATAGAAGGCTTATCAGTATATGCAGACGGAGCAGTTGCAGTAGCTGGTGATGATATATATTTTAGTAAAGATGGTACAAGTTGGTTACAAATAAATAAAGCTAGTGTATCTGCAAGTGGAGATAATTATTCTACATTTACTGGTAGAAGTGAACTATCTTTAACAAGTTTAGACCAATGTGAGTTTGCTTTATATGAAGGTACTTCAGATTATGGTGAATTAGTTATAACAGATAAGAGTGGTAACAATAAACCATTTTTATTTAAAATGACAGGAACAGGAGATGCCTTATCTTCTAGAACTTACTTTGTTAGTCAAATAACTATTAGTGGTTCAACAACAGCTAAGTTTTGTACTATACATGATAAACACTTAGTAGTATCTGGAGACCCTAGTACACCTAACACTATTTATTATAGTGCAACAAATGACATAGATAGTTTTAGTGGTACCGGTTCAGGTAGTGTAACTTTAGAAGATAAAGTTGTAGGTTTAAAAAGTTTCCGTAATGAGTTATTTATTTTTTGTCAAAACTCAATATTTAAACTTATAAATATAAACAATTCAAGCACTGTAGCTGTAGTTCCAGTTACAAAAAACGTAGGTTGTATAGATGGACAAACAATTCAAGAAATAGCTGGTGACTTAATATTTTTAGCACCAGATGGTTTTAGAACAGTAGCAGGTACAGCAAGAATTGGCGACGTTGAGTTAGGAACTATTAGCCAAGCAATACAGCCTATTATAAATGATATAGTAGCTGCAAAAAATACATTACAATTTAGTAGTGTAGTAATTAGAGACAAATCACAATATAGAATGTTTTATAGTACTTCTTCTGATACTGCAGCAACTTCAAAGGGTATCATAGGAGTATTAAGACCAAAAGGATTTGAATGGTCAGAAACATTAGGAATACAAGCACCCGCTATTACTTCAGGATTTGCAAGTAATGGCATAGAAAAGTTCTATCATGGAGATAGAGATGGTTATATTTATAATCACGATACTGGAAATGATTTTAACCCTGCAGGAACTTCAACAAACATTGAAGCAGAATATCAATCACCAGATTTTGATTATGGAGATTTAGGTACTTTAAAAACATTAGATTATGTAAAAATATCTTTTACTCCAGAAGGAGACTGTCAGCCTACTTTAAGATATAGGTTTGATTATGATAGTAATACAACACCACAACCAACAGATATAACTTTAGATTCTATACCACAGCCTGCAATATTTGGTTCAGCTGTTTTTAATTCTGCAACATTTGGAGCAGCACAACAGCCACTAGTAAGACAAGCTTTAACAGGAAGTGGACATAGTAATTTTTTTAGAATTTTTAGTGCAGATAAAAATGCACCGTATGCAATTAATGGGCTATATATAAATTATAGACCGTCAGGGAGACAATAACAGGAGATAACACAAAATGGCAACATATACTAGACAGAGTTCATTTAGTGATGGGGATACCATTACAGCTGCACTTTTTAACAATGAATTTAATCAATTAGTAAATGCTTTTAACGTAAGTTCAGGGCATACACACGATGGTAGCACCGCAGGTGATGGTGGACCACTTTCAACACTTTATAGTAATACTTTAAGTTTCGGTACAGGTGCAGATACCGACATAGCTATTACTTTTAATGCTAATTCAAACGATGGTGTTTTAACATGGATGGAAGACGAGGATTATTTTAAATTCTCAGATGATTTATTAATAGATAGCACAGAAAAAGTACAGTTTAGAGATACTGCTATTTATATTTATTCAAGTACTGATGGACAGTTAGATTTAGTTGCCGATACTGAAATCCAAATAGCAGCTACTACAATAGATATGAATGGTGCTGCAGATATTTCTGGTAACTTAGCAGTAGGTGGAAATCTTACAGTTACAGGTAATGCTACAATTTCAGGTAATTTAACATTTGGAGATGCAGCTTC